CCGTAACAGACGGAAGCCCAGTCATTATCTGCAGCAGAGGTGCGTATGGTCCAAGTGATGCCGTCGGGTGACGTCATGACACGGTTACCAGTACCAGTACTTGCTACCGCAACAAACAGCCCATTACCGTAACAGACGGAATACCAGTAAATATCTGCAGCAGAGGTGCGTATGGTCCAAGTGATGCCGTCGGGTGATGTCATGACACGGTTGCCAGTACCATTAATAGCAACAGCAACAAACAGCCCATTACCGTAGCAGACGGAAATCCAGGTATTATCTGCAGCAGAGGTGCGTATGGTCCAAGTGATGCCGTCGGGTGATGTCATGACACGGTTGCCAGTACCACTAATAGCAACAGCAACAAACAGCCCATTACCGTAACAGACGGAACGCCAGTTATTATCTGCAGCAGAGGTGCGTATGGTCCAAGTGATGCCGTCGGGTGACGTCATGACACGGTTACCAGTACCACTATAAGCTACCGCAACAAACAGCCCATTACCGTAGCAGACGGAACGCCAGTCATTATCTGCAGCAGAGGTGCGTATGGTCCAAGGCGCTGATGAAACTCCAGTTGGATGCTTTTCTGTTACTTCCTCTAATGAAAAAATCATTGTCATGACACGGTTGCCAGTGCCACTATTTGCCACCGCAACAAACAGCCCATTACCGTAACAGACGGAACGCCAGTTATTATCTGCAGCAGAGGTGCGTATGGTCCAAGTGATGCCGTCGGGTGCCGTCATGACACGGTTGCCAGTACCAGTATTTGCCACCGCAACAAACAGCCCATTACCGTAGCAGACGGAAGTCCAGGTATTATCTGCAGCAGAGGTGCGTATGGTCCAAGTGATGCCGTCGGGTGACGTCATGACACGGTTGCCAGTGCCACTATTTGCCACCGCAACAAACAGCCCATTACCGTAGCAGACGGAACGCCAGTTATTATCTGCAGCAGAGGTGCGTATGGTCCAAGTGATGCCGTCGGGTGACGTCATAACATGGTTACCAGTACCACTATAAGCTACCGCAACAAACAGCCCATTACCGTAGCAGACGGAAATCCAGTCATTATTCGCAGCAGAGGTGCGTATGGTCCAAGTGATGCCGTCGGGTGATGTCATGACACGGTTGCCAAGGCCACTAATAGCAACAGCAACAAACAGCCCATTACCGTAGCAGACGGAAGTCCAGTAAATATCTGCAGCAGAGGTGCGTATGGTCCAAGGCTGTAAAATTTCTGAAGGATAACTTCCTTCTCCAACGTTAAGAGAACCGAGCATCCCTATGCCCGTATCACCGCTAAAGGTTTTTCCTCGAAGTACATCTTGTGCTAAGGCGTCCCCAACTGCTTCCTCTGGCGGTATTAAAGTTCCAATAATTGCAGTATCATCATCGTTGCTGAAAGTCTTACCAGCTAGTACGTCTCCAGCAATGGCGGTACCCTCCGCACTAGCTTGCAGAAAAAAACGGCCACCGCTTGTAGTATCATACCAGACGGTATACATCTTACCAGCAATGAGTTTTGGAGCAGTTGTGGTATTTGGTTTATAGAGAGGAAGACCATTAATGGTGGTTGCAGAACCATTATTATTAGCAGAAGCAATAAATGCTAACTTACCTCCCTGAACTAGTAAGAAACTTGTGGCATCAACTGTAATAGCGGTAGCCGTACCGCCAGCCGTCGGAGCCGCATTAAATGGGTCGACATAAGCTTTTGGCGTCGCGGCATCTGTTAAAACTGGAGCTCCAACTCTTAACTGGCCGCCAGTAGTTCTTATCGGGATGGTTGATACTGTCGGAGTATCGGCCACCGTAATTGGTGTTGGAGCACCGCTTGCATTATTTGCATATACAACATTAGCCGTAGCGCTCTTATCAAGTTTATTTTGAGATAAATCAATAATATCACTTTGAGCTTCTCCGATGGTGCCCGTTATGCTATCCCAGCCAATAACAGACATAGTTCCATCAGTTTCGACAAAGACTTTACCGTCTGTCGTAGATGATTTAACAATGCCCAATGTTGTTGTATTGGCGATGCCGATGGGGTCATACTCAATGACGAATGTGAAGTCCCACACAGCGCCATTTCTGACGTAGCGAGTAGTTGCTCCACTTTTAGTCTCATCATCGAGGACATACGTAAAGTCACCAGTTTTAACACTTGAAGGTACAACGTAGGCTGTTAAAGCCGCTTTGGTGGCGAAACTCACACCAATAAACCGTCCTCCAAGGTTAATAAGAGTGTTGACATCATTGCGAAGAGCTGTAATCTCATTGTATGCCTCGGGCGTCATAACGCCCATATCCTCATCAGAGACCACGGGAAGAGTCCGAGTATATTGCGTTGTCTGTTGCGTGGATGCATTGTAGCGAGTAATAGTTACAAGAACCTTGGTTTCATCGGCTGAATATACCCAGTCCGTAATAACTTGAACCAATTCCGTTCTATTAACCTTAATGTTGTTGAGATTGGTCTCTGCATTGGTTGCCCTGGTAACCTCAGCCCCTTCGGCAGCTGTCGCCCGAACAATCTCATCTGCCAGACCTTTAACTAAACCAGAACCAGCTCCGCCAACGGTCGTTTTAAGAGCCGAAATATCAGTACCTTGCGTCGCAACGGTACCCTGAGTTGTCGTGAGTCTGGTATCGACATCTCTAATGTTATCCTGTACATCCAAGAAGTCAGTTGCCCTCAATACACGAGCAGCCTTAGACCCCGCGACCCAAGCATAAGCCGGCGTGCCTCTGGCAATGGTGAGTTGATTGTTTTCCAAATTCTGGGCAGTTACCATGACGGTCTCTGTGAGTGTCTTGTCAATGCCGATAGTCAGAGGATAAGGTAGTGTTTGAGGAAGCGCCGCGGCACTAGAAACTGTCATCAATGTGTCAACGGCAGAAATATCACCAAGCAGAAAGGTTGTAGGCGAATCTTTCTGCGGAGGATACATAGTTCTAAACGCCATTGTTATTCTCCTTTCAAAGGTTAGTATTGTTTTCCGCCATGCATATTGGTGAACAGACGGATTTGGAAGATGCATTCTACACGAGTTAATGTATTTGGCACAACTCGAATAGTATGTTTACCACGAAGAATATCACCGTTTGCATTCTTACTCATATAATCGATAAGATTAACATTTGAAATACTTGAACTATAAACTCCAACAAGTACTTCATCCAAATACACATTCATACTTGAAGCCACAGGACCTTGAAAAATCCCATATTCAATATCATGTGTGTGGTTTGGAAGGGAAAACTCATGGTGATGAGCAGGGATGTCAACCTGATGAGCATGTGTTGGAATATTAATGCCATGAGTATGCGCAGGAAGATAGACATCATGTGTATGTGTTGGAAGATACACATAATGCGAATGATATGGAATATTTACAGTATGGGAATGACTTGGAATGGTTATTTGATGATAATGATCGCCAGACCAAACAAAGTTGGCTGAAGAATACCCAACATTTGTAACTTTTCCATCAGCATCTTTTGTTACACTAATCCCAGTTAAAAGAGGTCCGGCAGGAAGACCATGGTTATGAACTCCAGGAGCATTTTGTGATGGCCACACATTAGTAACACTCACAGAATAAGAGGTCCCACCTCCACTCGACGAAGAAGTTGTTCTTCCACCGCCATCTGCACTGACAATTGTGCTTCCACCACCGCCATAACTTGACCGTGTTGTCTCTCCGCCATCTAAAGAGGTAAGAGTGTTAGCACCGCCACCTCTACTGGTGACTGTACTGCTACCCCCATCATCTGTCGTCCTGTCACCCCCGCCACCTCCGTGAATGGCTTTAGAGTAAGCACGAAAGTTAGTAAGGTTGCAAGTAAACACAATTTCATTTACATGCACCACATTATCAGGGATAATAAATGTAACCTCGGCGGGGTTGATGGGGTCGGCATTATCAACAAATGAATCGGTGAAGATGGACTCAGCGCCTTGTGAGTAGTTCTCAGCAATACGTTGTCTGTCAGCCAGTTCGGCAAGACTTGTACTAATGTCAATCGTCCCTTGGCCAAGAGAAACTTTACCAGACTGAGGAGCTCCCGTCACATCATTTTTTGTGATAGTTGTAACGGTCATAAGTTCATCAAGACCAATTGAAACAACCCTAACAGTATCCCCAATATTGAGATTGCCCGCCGTATAAATGGTTTGAATGTCCAGTTCATAAGTCACCGCAGGCTCTTCGAGTTGGTCAAGCATTGCCTGACCAACTGCAAGAAGTGAATCAGCAACGGTAAACCGCTCATCTGTCCAAGTCTGAGTAATGACTCCATATTTCTCAATATTAGGACTATCGATATATGGAAGACCATTATTAACTTCAGAAATTCCCAGCACATTATCTCCATCACCATATCCATAGCAATAGAGACGAGTGGTAAGATTTGTTGGATCGACAGTTCGAGTTAAACCATTCAAGTTTTTTCGATATCGGATATCAGCCTTAGGGACCGGAATTGTCTGTTTTAAACTGAGGCTCCAGGGAAAAGACTGGGTGTCAAACTCCCAGTAATAGTCAGTCTCTTCAAATGGCTGGACAATTGAAAATAATGCGCTAAGTAAATTCTCGTTCTGCCACCCGTATAAGAATTGATGATCATAGTCGCAGTCCTTGAGAACCCACCGAGTATCTGATTGATTATCAAGAATATAACCAATGGACTGGGCTGTATAGACTCCAGTATTGCCTACTTCATGATAACCGATCATTATGTCATCTAATAAGGTACTAAGGACATGCTCGAGTTGATAAACTATATTAGCATCAGTTCCAAGAGTATCCTCAACACGAGGCATAATTCGGAATAAGCCGACATACCGGTTTTTCCCTCCCGCATCTTCATCCCAAAGTTCAACCAAGTTAAATGATTGACAATACTTTGTTTTAGGGTCAGAATACGGGAGGGAGAATTGACCGGTCCAAAGTGTGGCCGTGTTTTTTACATAGCCAATGTTGTATGCATTTTGTAGATAGGCAAGACGCTTCCTAGTATGCCCATCATATACAGAGATAAATTTAGCCATCTAAGAACGTCCTCCTTCCATTTTGACTTACAGCCATCGATTCTGCCAGATCGCTACAACATCCATAGTAACATCCGCGTCGACATCAATAATGATCTCGTTTTCTCCGGGGCTTAATTCAAAGAAGATAGAATCAGACGTAATCGATGAAACATCTTCAATTGGACCGAACAAAACTTGAAGTAGATCAGTGTCGATTGTAATTGTTTCTCCTGGAAGGAAGTTAATTCCAATCAATTCAATTACATTTTCATTCAAAGCGCCAAGACGTCTTAGAACGAAAGCGCCATCTCCTTGATGTAAAATACCAAGCGGCAACTGAAGTCGAGTTTGTGCCGACATCCCACCTGTACCCTGCAAAATACCATTCACCGCAACAGCTAACACAGGTCTTGGTGTAAAGACGCCTGTACCAGACAATGTTGCAAGAATTCTTTGAGTTAAGTACATTTGAGAGCTGACAGACAACCCGCCATAGCCACTTAATGCCGCGGCAATTGGTGTCCTGATTGTAAGTTTTGGAGACAACGCTCCTTGACCACTTAATGCGGTCGCGGTTGACCGCCTAAGTATCATCGTTACATTCTGAACGTTACCAACTCCTGCAAATGATTGAGAAAGCTGCTGGACCATTCGAATATTTGGAGTAAGTGATCCTTGCCCACTTACTCCGCCGCTGATTGGTGTTTTAACAGTGAGGTAAAAGGTAGCTTGACCAGATCCAAGGATGGTGAGAGCAAATCCTTCTGAGGAGACGCTTCTGTCGAAAGCGTTTCGGTCAAATAAGAATTTGTCGAACATGACGCGTCACCTCCTCATATTTATTTAAGTCTCAGAGACAGTGAGAGAACCGATCGGGACGATGGGTTGAACACCTTGGTTGAGCTGATAGGTTGCCGCCAGAGACCCGTAATAGACGAGATCGCCGCCGGTCTGGGCCGTCCTTAGGGCCGCATAAGCGATGGTGCCGCTTGCCGAAGGAACTACACCGAACTGAATAGCGCCCGAGTTCTGAATGGTAGCAGAACCACCAGAAAGTGAGGGAGGCCCAAATGTGACGGCCTGTCTCTGATAGCCATCATAGTTAGCCTCCGTGCCGACGTCAGCATCAGTAGGGTTGGTTGAATACAGCGCCAGATAAAGCTGGGCCGGCTGTGCAACCGACTGGTTACGGCAGAGGAAATTGAGCACCATCTGCTTCGAAACATTTGCTTTAGGCATGATGAATCCTCCTAATTCTCAATAAATTTTTGGGTGATGATAAGGTTGTGAATCGGCGTATCGCCAGTATTTCTGATAACAAGCCGAACCGGAGTTGCAATGGTTCCATCTGTTGTGAGAGTAATCGGGGTGCCAGAGGCAACATCCTCAAAGTGAAGTTGCTGAGCAGTTTCGTATGCGAATGGATGATTGATGGTGAACTCCAAGTCAAATGTTGCATATTGCATCGCCATTTGCTTGACAGTCGGTGGAGCAGAACTTAAGAATGCATTGTAATGCATCTCAGGCTCATAATCGAAGGTTAGCTCTCCGACACCGGAGAGCCAACCCGCGATTAACCGTACCTGCCGTTGGAGGAGTTCGCCAGGCCGAGGACTATATGAACAAGAGATGGATTCTACACGACTGTTGTATCCACCATCTTCTTGAATAAATGATTCAGACCGTCCCGGAATCTCAATCAGTGTTCGCCGCTTTTGCGGAAGAAGCACGCGAGACTCAGGAGTCTCATATACTCCGTATGTGCTACTATGCACACCTTTAAAGGTAAATCCGCCTTCCAATATACTCGCCTCCTAAGCTCTGGCCGGAGCTCTTTGGCCACGGCCGCGTGCTGCAATTTGTTGCTTCTGATAAAGTTTTGTGGCAATCGCATCTACATCAGACTCCTGACGAACTGTCAAACCAGTAAGATCAAACTTATTGATTATGGTTGTGGTTGGAGTTGCATCGCGACTTCCATTTTGAACTGCTTCTTCAGCCAGTCTTGTCGAAGTGGTTCCGAGTTGAACCGGCTTATTAAGCAGTTGTGCAATGTTGCTGGAACGAACTGCGCTCAGGTCAAGAACAGGAGTAATAGTAAACGTAAGATCATCAGAATCCTCCATGTCTGCTAATGCTTGAGAAACAGCAGCGATAGGACCACTCGCCATCTTCTCACTGGCCTTCTCGGCCTGATCTGCATAATTGATGATACCATTTGCAAAACCCATACTGACAAACTTACCAATTCCTTCAAAAACTTTGCTTGGAGAATTCTCGTTAAGAATCGCTTCTGCCGCAGTGACTGCTGCTCGTGCTAAATACTCTGCCGCATTGACTGCTTGATAGGATCCATTACGGATTCCCTGAGCGAATCCGGAAGAAGCATTGTAACCAGCATTCTCAAAGTCAGTATTGGCAGAGTTGAAGGAATTTTTGATAGTGCTTATCAAATTTGTAAGAGTAGAAGCGGCATTTGGTATGAGTTTCTGCAAGATTGTACCAAAAGATGAGACTATCTTGTTTCCACTTGCATCATATGTCTTCTCTACATCATCGAGTTTTGCATCGGTGTCGGTGTTGAGTTGCGCCAGTTTAGTCTTATTATCCGCGATCATCTGCCTAAGTTGTTCTTCGGTTAAACCAGCGATTTCTTTCATCGACGTACTAAATTTGGTTTTCATCTCGTCAAGATTCTTCTGAAGATCCGTGTTAATCTTGTCAAGAGAAGAATTATACGTGGACTCAAGATCATTTAGTTTATCGGTTAGATCGGCATTAACTTCAGAACTTGCCTGCCCCCAGGTAACCTGTAACTCAGTAAGTTTATCGCGAAGATCTGCATTGATCTCAGCAAGTGCTGCGTTATGTGTGTCACGAAGATCGGACAGATCAGAAACCATCTGAAAGTTGATATTGGACATGGAACTGTTGAATTCTGCCTCAAGATTATCAAGATCAATTGCCGCCTGAGCATTTAAATCCTGAATCGCTTGAGCAGTGCTGTTCTTCAGTCCTTCAAGCTCTTCTTCAGCCTTTGTGCGAGCAAAGGCATATTTACCTTCAAACAGTCCAACATATTCTGTCAATTGTTCATCCGTAAGAGTCAGAAGGGCTTTAATTTGAGCTTTTGTAGAAGGGCCCATGGCTTGGAGTTCCTCGATAAGAGCATCTCCAACACCACGACTTGCCAAATCGGCAAGAGATTGTTTCCACTCACTCAGTGCAGCACCTTGATCCTGAAGATTCTTTAAGAGTTCTTCTCCGGTGACTTCCTCATCAGCACCAACAGCATCAAACAGATTGTAAGAATTATAGATCGCATCTGCACGAGACTTAACTGCAGATTCATATGCCTTATTCTGGGCATCGATGTCAGAAAGAAGTTTAGCATTTATCGACTTCTGGTTAGAGGCATAATCCTCACGAAGTCTTTGTCTGTCCTGCTCCGCTTTATCAAGAATCGAGTTAAGATCATTATAATAACTCTTATCTTCATTTTGCGTTTTCTTATCGGCATCGGTCTTAGCCTGAAGTACATCTTGATCATACTTCTTCTTGAGATCTGAAAGCTTCTTATTGGCCTCATCTTGAGCATCGGCCACATCTTGGATATAGTCCGCCTCAAGTTTAGCCCGTTCATCAGCTGCATCCTTCTGAGCTTTCTGTACGTCTTCAATGTACGACATCTGGGCATCATAAATTGTCTTAAGCCTAGTATAGATTTCGCGATCAATCTGCTTTCGTTCCTCAGATCCTTCTTTATAAGATTCACGAAGCTTTTGATAGAGTTCCAACTCCTGCTCAACCGTGATTGTGCCATAAAACTCTCTTTCCTCAATGATTGCCTTGAGTTTGTCGAGTTCAGATTTGACAGTTGCCTGCGTCTTAGACCCACCAATACCGGTAGAACCATTAGACAGAGCACTATTAAATCCACTTGTGAGAGAACTACCAAGACCCGAACCAGCACTTTCAGCATTATCACTACTTGTTCCTGTAAGAAGCTCAAGCAGGGAATTAATGCCAGAGGTTATACCACTCTCACCGCCTGCAACACTTGATGTAATACCTTCAATCGTTAGATTTCCAGTATCAATACCAAGTCCTTTGGCAGTATCAAGTAGAGCGCCCTTTCCATTTTGAATTCCTTCACCGATCGACGCCGGAATGTAACTTCCGATGTCAGAGAAGAGATCACTAATTGAATGGACGCCGAGTGTATCACGAATTCCACCTTCTGTTGCTTTAGCCATGTTAACACCGGCCTGAACAGCAACATTAGTTTCCTTAGAAAGACCATTTGCCAATCCTTTTGTACACCAACCACCAATTGTCTCGAACACTTTGCTCGGTGAGTGTGCATCCACAACTGATTTAGCCGCAGACACAATGGAAGAAAGAACATTCTTAACAGCAGTAATGGCCGATGCCTGTTTTGATTCGATTCCAGACTTCAATCCATCGATCAAATTCCCGCCAAGGGTCTTAAACTCTTTTACGTAGGACTGCCCCTTGTCAGTTACAGCCTTAAATACCGAAGAAACTGTATCAACAAGAGTTGTTTTCTGCGTATCAAGTTTCTTGATCGGTTCATCGAGAATAGTTGCAATGGATTTCTGGAAGGGCTCCTTATTGTTTTCAAAAGATGCTTTGGCATTTTCGATAACATTAGCGCCCATCGTTTCAAAGGAAGTTGTAACTTTACTCATTGCCTCCATTGCTGGGCCAACAACACTGAAATCAACCTCGGACAACTGCTCGACAAACTTCTTAAACTCTGATCCGAACTCGGAAAGAGTCGTATTACCAGAGAATAGTTGAGCAAGTCCACCAGAAGCCTTTAACCCATTGGTAAATTCAGAAAACTTAACAAGGGCTGGAAGCATCGTTTCGCTCATCAACTGAAGAGAAGAAGTTGCCGTTGCAAGTTGCGCCTGATCAACAGTGCCAAAGGTATCAATAAGGCCGTGAATCTGCTCAGAAAAAGTCGGAAGATCAACCGTGCCAAGAAAAGCACCTAAGAAACCGCCAGCATTTGGAATCTCTTGTGCTGCTTCAGCAAACAACTTAAGATTGGCCGCCATAGGTTTCATTGCAGCGAGAACCTCTGTCGAATGAGTCGCTTGCTCAGTTGTTACCCCAGAGAAAGCATTGACGAACTGAACAAGCATAACACCAAAAGTATTGATGTCATTCTCACCCATAAATTCACCAAGAAAGCCTCCGCTATTAGGGATCTTTTGGGCAGCCGAAGCAAAAAGCTTAAGATTCTCTGCCATAGGTTTCATGGCGGCAAGGACGTCAGTCATATGGGTTGCTTGTTCCACAGAAACATTAGCAAATGCCCGCACAAAACTGGCAAGCATCGTACCAAATGTATCTATGTCATTCTCGCCCATAAATGCTCCAACAAATCCGCCACTATTCGGGATGCCGGTTGCAGCTTCAGCAAAGAGTTTAAGATTCTCTGCCATAGGTTTCATGGCGGCAAGAGTTGCAGATGCACCAGAAGCATCATCTGGCGAAATTGCATTGAGAGCAGCAACAAGTGTTTGTAATTGCTCTCCAAAAACTTCCATTGAAGATTTACCAGTTATAAAACTAGCAATTCCGTCAATAATGGCAGCACCTGTGATGATGAGGATCGCCTCAGCGAGAGCCTTAATTCCTTCAAGTGAATCAGGAGAGAATCCACTTAAAGATTGTACAAAAGCGGCAAGACTAATACCGATTCCTTCAAGCACACCGCCGGCGAGTCCGCCAACCATTGCGCCAACAAATCGACCAATCCCGGCGCCAACTTCTGTAAGAAGGTCGAGGCCTCGAGTAAGGGCATCTGCATCTTGTATCATCCAGTTCAGCAATTCCGCCAAACCAACAACAGCCAGAACAATAGCAGCAACACCAGCAATCGCAACCACAACGCCTAAAAGTACTCCCGCACCAAGGGCCCCTGCCGCTGCAAAAACTGGTGACAAAGCAGCCATAGCTCCAACAAGAACTGCTACAATACCAAGACCGACTGTAAACTTGCCAAGACTGTCCCAACTTACTGTATCAACAATTGGAAGGATAAGTTTAAGCGCACCAAAGAAACCCATGGCCGCTATTAGCACAGCAGCAACTCCAACAAAACCAGGAATTAGTCCTTTAATACGTTCAACAAATCCAGTATCGCTCATTGGAATACGATCCAGAACAACCAGTAACGCAGTAATTGCCGCAAGGCCAACTGTAAACTTTCCAAGACTATCCCAACTGGTCTTTTCAATAACCGGAAGAACCATTGAAAGAACACCAAAGAAAGCAGCCGTTGCAATTAAAAGTGCGCCAAGAGCGATCAAAGTAAGACCGATGTTTTTAACTTTATCAAGGAATCCTTTTGATCCCTTAGACATAAGACTTACTGCATCGGCAATCTTTTCCATCGCAAATGATAATGCCACAATAGCAACGGACGCGATCGCCAAGGAAGTAACTGCACCACGCAAAGATTCTTGATCGACCATACTCAAAAGGGCAAGAGATCCAGTTAAAGCAACAATAGCTACTACGACGCCCATCAACGATGAAAGCATCTTCGCTTCGCCACTAATTTTAGATGCAACTGCCGTTATCAACTCAATAGCAGCAATCAACCCAACCATTTTGGTAAGGGTTAAGATACCTTGGTCAATAACTGACTGGTCGAATGTTCCAAGAAGAGCAATGACACCGGTGAATGCAAGAAGTGCAATTGTGACAGAGCCAAGAATCTTCTGAACTTTAGCTCCGCCAGAAATACGAGCGGAAACAGCGGTAATCAACTCGATGCCACTGATTATTCCAGTCATTTTTGCAAGATTGATAATCCCTCGATCTATGTCTTCTTGTTTCATGGTTCCAAGGATGGCAATCAAAGCAACCATTGAAAGCATTCCAAGTTGAGTGGCAAGGATGTTGGTTTTAAGCTTCTTTCCACCACTTATACGACCCGCTAAACCCATCATTACTTCAATTCCGGCAAGAACAAGCGCAATGAGTGCAAGGTTGCCAATACCTTGAGTAATGGTGCGCGGATCAATGATTGAGAGAAGTTTCATCACGGCAACCATGGCCGCAATACCAACCGCCATACTCAGAATATTAACAGAAACTTTATTCCCGCCACCAATTCGAGCAGCAAGACCAAATACTCCTTGGAGTGCGCCAATAACAAGCAGAATAGCAGTCATTTTACCGATACTATTCTGGAGATCATTGAGGGAGAAGAGATTCAAAAGGGCCAAAGCTCCAACGAGAGCCAGAATTGAAGCCGACATACCAAAGAGATTAGCTGAAACCTTCTGCTGGCCTGGAATCTTGCTGATTAAAGCCGCCAAAACTTGATATCCCGTAATGAAACCAAGCATCACTCCAAGAACCATAGTGGCATTCCAGACCTGGGACTCATCGATCTTACTGATTTTTTTTACAGCGGTTGCCATGATAAGCAAAGCCGCGGCCACACCAGTAAGCCCAAAAGCAGAAGAAACCAATTTCTTGTCGGCTGTAAGTTTTGTCGCTGCAACATTAATCCCTTGAAGTAAGCCATAGGCCACAACAAATATCGCGACAGCTTTGGCCAATCCAATAAGACTTTTGTTAAGATCATCCGCAGGAATCGTAGATAATGCCCAAATGCTTGCGGCAAGAACACCAATGGCAAAAGCCATATCACGAATTAAACTGGTTGTCTTATTTCCCAAGAACTTCTTTGTAAAACCATTGACAACACCTGTAACTGCATTGGTAAAACCAGTCATTGCGCCAGTCAGATCAGATAACTGCTTGACAAATATCAGCAGAACGCCGCCGACTACAAAGGTCGCAATCTTATGAAAATCGAGATTTTTGATGACATCGCCGAAGTTTTGGAAACCTTCAACTGCTTTGCCACCAATAAATTCAACAACTTCTTTTAAGACTTTGAGGATTGTAGGCCAGACACCAACTGCAGATTCATCAAAGACGCCATTAAAGAGACCAGAAACAGCTTGAACGGCTTTAGTAAACTTACCAGAAAGCCAACTCACTGCCATTTTGATTCCTTCAATGATGCCAGAGAACGCACGGCTTCCAGCATTCTTAAGATACTCAAGAGGATTCTCGGCATTCCACAAACCAGTCACAAATTCTGAAATACCAGAGATCAGAGTTGAAATTCCAGCTCGCAGAAGTGCTACGCCAATTTTGACAGCCAGCAAAGCATATTGGAAAACTTGAGAAGACTTAATCGCCTTATCAATGTTAACCAAAAGATCGCCAAGAGATGCCGAAGCGCCAAGAACACCGCTGGTTAACGGGAAGAAAATCTTGATAACTTCCAATGCAGCCGAACCCAAAAACTTAAATACCTGCCACCCAATGTCAATGACTGCAAACAATCCAGCAAAAGTTCGACGAATCTTATCTGCTGTTTCATCTGTAATGATCAGTGTGGCTGTAAACGTTTTGAATGATTCAGTTATAGCCAACCATTGTTCTCTTGTTTTTGGTGGAAAGATTTGGTCAAAGGCCTGCGCAATTGGTTTAAGAACACTCAGTAATGCGACAGCAACATTCTTAAACCCTTGAAAAACGTTTGAAATACCGCCGGCTTCTTTGAGCCAAGCCAACATTTCATTGCGATTTTCTGCGCCACTTGCGAATACAGTCCAAAGGATTTCAGTCAGCGATGTGAAATTTCTCTTAGCTTCTTCAAGATCGCCAAAGATAATCTCATATGTACGCATCCATCCAGAGGAAACTGCATCCATAGTTGCACTAATAGATTCCCCAAATGTTTTAGCTGTCTGCGCAGCTCTGAAACTTACTTCTGCAATGTCAGAATACTTACCAGCAAGAGCATCCATAGCCTCTGCAGCCGTATCATAAGTTCCATCTTCAACAAGTTTATATGCGGCTTCGGAAAGTTCAGAGAATTTACCAAAAGCGGCTTCCATTACCTTGGTGTTGGCCCACTTCTCCTGCAAAGTCGTGCTGAAATTTCCAATGTCGACAACAGTGCCCTTAACAGTTTGACCTTTCTCATTAAGGGTGCCAAGTTCAATACCTGTTTCAATGAAAATTTGCTTGAGCTGTTTTCCGGCCACACCGGCCAATTCCAAACTTCTCCAGTCAATGTATTGAAGATTACCCGCGCCATATGACTGGTTAAGATTGTACATTGCACGACTAAACTCAGCCGCACCTTTACCAGCGAATGCAGTTGCATTTGCAACGCCGGTAATCAAAGGAATCAGAGCTTTTACATCTCCGCCAGAAGATGTCATTTGTGCAAGGGCCGCGGTCATATCAGTAAAACCATAGCTGGTTTCATCTGAGAACCACATCAACTGGTTGAGATAACCATTAACTTCGTCAATGCTTTTACCGGTTGCATTCATAATAGTCTGAACAGAAGCAGTTTTCTGCTCATATTTAGACCATCCAGCAGTTAACTGGTCAACCGTTAAGCTCTTCAGAAGTTTTGTACCAGCATCTACAGCAGATTCACCGATTCTACGTAAAGCACCGATGCCAATTTGCTCTAACATAGAGAAAGAGCCAGACAAAGAGGTTACAGACTTTTCAAGCCCAGAGAAATCTTTGTCCATTCCAGATGACTTTTTAAGAGCATCGGAAAACTCTTTCAAACTGTTCTTGGATTGTGAAATGCCTTTCTCAAACTTTTGATTTTCAAAAGACATTTCTACAATTCTTTGATCAATTTTATCGCTCATAGATTCCGAACCTCCTTCCAGCATTCCTCGGCAATCTGATCAAAGATAGGGCGAAGTGCAGGATTGATAAAATCAATTCCTTCAACATAACCGCCACCTTTAGTGGCATGCCCATACTGAATCAGAAGTGCTACAGAGTAGCCTTCTTGAATGTTCGAATTGCTGAACCCAATACCCCAGTCCTCAATGGTGTAGGACCAACTTCCGGCGGTCAAACCGCTGTCTTTTGGGGTCGCCGATTGAAGCGCTTCGACTCCTTGAGCGCCATATCTCTCGAACGCGGTTCTAAGCCTACGACTGAGATCTTTGCTGTTGTCGAAGAATCGTTCGGCATTTTTAAAAGACCCACGATTGGTCATCTTAATCATGCCTGTCGCTCTCCTTTTAAGCAGTTGTTGAAATAGAATCACAGGGCACGGCTTTATAGTTTGAAGGTACGATTCGTAATTTATTAACACTCTCCATAACTCGCTTTGCCGTTCCGTTTCCGTCCATTTTTATGTACGGTTTGTAGAGATAATCACTTAGATTTTCATACTCATCTTGAGTAATCCAATCCCCACGCTGGATATAAGACATGCCGAGATATACAATCCGATCATGGGCCAACCCGAGAAGCATCTCTCTGGTGACGTCTTTTTTATCCAACTTTTTTTGAAGAATTGCCCAGAAGCCAGATGATGCAATAACAGCGCAAATGATTGTTACCAACATTTGGGTCCATGTTTCCATATGCATCACCTAACTTTCATACAGTAATCCAGAGCAACCCATCCGGCACCGCTCTTAAGCCGACCCCATTTTGACGAGCCGAGACCAAATGCTTCTTCAATGATTGTATAGATTTCTCCTTTGCGGATCTGTCCAACAACAGGGTTGTTAGTACCAGGACCGCGGCGATAATGAAGAACTTCGGTATTAACCCGAACTTGATAAGGTAAACCGGTAGGCGCTGTAGGAACAATGATCGGTGTCGGAAGCAAAATTTTATTGACTTCTTCTGCAAGTTCACTAAGACGGCCAAAAAGATAGTCACCCGGGCAAGCTTTCGCAGCAAACCAACGATGACTGGTAATGTTTTGCTGATCGACTTTACCGATAAGATTTTTGTCTGCCTTCCAAAGAAGTTTCGGAATACCATTTCTTTTGCATACATCAACGCCGAGTTTGATTAGACCGTCCATTGCGCCATTTGTAATTGCATAAGGATGCCGCGCATCCGAAGCAATCTCAACGGTAATAGCCCGTTGATCATTGGCATTTGAAGAAGTTGTCCAAGGCCTGTTTTTCTCCTCAACAAACATAGCGATCTGGCCGGCGTCATCGATACCATAAGTGGAGCTTGCCGCTGTAGTCTTTTTAGCGAACCATTCGCCCAAAGACTTGAGCGAGGCATGGCCAACCACAACATGAGGAGTAAAGGTATCGATTTTTTTAGTCCGCAAACCACTATGGTTGGGGGAAAGATTGGTATGAATGATTAAAGGAGAATTACTCATCGTCGTCTCCTTTCCCATTGGATAGTTCGGCCAGCATTTCCACCGACTCAATAAAACCATCCGCTTGTGTCGGGCTATTATCAAGTTTATACCCAAGCTCAAACTCAAGCCCAACGAGTTCAAGCATTTTGGTGTTATACTCCTTATCGGAAAGTGTTGACTTCCCGGAAGATGTATAACTCTGCTGGGCGTCGGTCAAAGCATCGACCAACTCTTGCATTTGGTTTTTCTTATCCATAGTTGTGATTACCCCCTCGAGTTGTATTTTGCTCTGCGAAGAGCATTCTGCTCAGCATAGTGCGCTGCCGTTTGACGTTTACTCATTTTTGAATGTGGCCCATTTTTAGCATCGCAAACCCGGATTAAAGTAAGTAAACGATTTAAATGCCACTTTTGACATTCCATTGGAATATTATTGGCAAACATTCGGCAGTAGAGAGTTTCTGCTGTCACTACTTCCCGAGAAGTCGAGCGTTGACCTTTTGAGAACGTTGTCGCAGTCATTGATTCCTCCATATATGCTCGAATTTGAGCAATATTTTCAGGAGTCAAAACCGAAAACACATAGTCATTTTTAACGGGTCCGACAGCCATACATCGTATGTAGTCAAACTCTTGCGCGCTGCTTCTTTTTTTCGCATTCAGATATGGCGTGTGCCACTTAGCTTCCCATTTAGCAATGGAAATCAAAGAATGCTCGAGAGTTAGCGTACAAGACGGAATGGCGACAAATCTATTTTCTGCTGGAAGATAAATTTCATTCGCCGGAACAATTATCTCAAGCATTCAGAGACCTCCTTACTCCGTTTTCGGTTCCTCCAAAGAAGGGCTAGCCGGAGTAGATGGGAAGGGAGTAATTTTAGCCTCTTCTAACTTGGCTGCCGCTTTATCACGAACTTCCGGAGGAATCAGGCCAAGAAAGAATTCCTTGGACTTCTCTTCGTTATAAGCCAGTTCATAGAACAGTTCGCTAAATGCTTCGGTCTTGCTGAAACGAATCGCCCGATCATCATCCTTCTCAAAGGCACCGGTTTCCGGATTCTTTTCGCCGTAGGCCCGCAGGATAATCTTCTTGAGAAGATCGATCGTCTTCTTAGCATTGTTGGTTTCGAGTGCATGCTCCAGATTCTCGATAAGACCACCCTTGGTATACGCCTCGAGTTCAAGCCACTCAAACTTATTCAAGTGAAAGTAGCAAACCAGAGTCGCCGGATTACCTTCATAATCTGTATAGTTTACAGGCTTTTTAAGCATAATTATTTCCTTTCAAATAATTAAAATTGGAGCTCCCATATTTCAGGGAGCTCCATAATCTCATGTATTTCTGTTTTGGAATTGCAGTTAGGGACCCACAGTTGTGAAGTTCTTTACAACAGGTGCAAGAGTCTGATTGTAAATATCCACTACGCCGCCGATTGCAACGATGTAGGTTGCACTATTGGCAAGGTCACTTTCGGGATTAAAGGTAAGGATCTTACCGGTCGTATCCCATGTCTTGGAGCCGGTAACAATTGTCCCATCGGCCTTGGTGACAACAACTGCCTCGCTGACGATCTTGTTGTTAAAGGTCATGACAATATTGGCATTGATGGCCGCGGTCGAAGAATCATCATCGGGAGTAATTGAAGACAGAGCAAGAGCAGAGGGCGCCGCTTCCTCAAAGATGGATGCAACCTCATCAGGAAGGGGAAGACGGGGGTCGGCACCTTCCGCGCCATAAAGGACTGCCTCAAGTGCTGTAAGTTTAGCCGCATCGGCAGGCTGAATCTTGGTGCTGTCAATGATCAAATGAGCCGTAGGTTTGGCTCCGGTGACAGGTACCTTAGTGGCAGTGAAATCAAAGCTCATTTCTTCCAATTCAGGTGTTTCATTGACAGTTGTATGATCCCGAGCCGAAACACCGAACAAAGAATTGTATACGAGATGAATTTTAAACCCATGCTCCAATCCATCCGTATCATTGACAATTTCTGTACGGTAGCAAAGTCCGGCAGCAATATGCCGCTGCTGAGCAACGGTGATGCCGCCATGAAGTTCTACTTCACCGATGCAGGGTTTGAATTCATCCGGATAGGTATAGCAGCCGATCGTGCCGGCAAACTCTTCCTCGGACATGATCTCCAGGTATTTTCCGTTGTCGGCATAGAAGGGAGTTGCTTCTGCACCGGTTGGAGCTTCGTTTACCGAAGTGAGCCCATTCCAGGGCACACCTGTGGTATAAATACCGGCAGCCATGGGATAGAGAACACCATTTTTAACACCGGTTTCGGCGATTTTTTCGCCGACGGCATCCCAAACAATTTTACTCATTGTTAGATTCTCCTTTTCAAAAATAAAGTGTGAAGACATCGTGGTTAAGCCCATCTGCTCCATAATGAGCAGAAAAAGCACAGTACGGAAGTTCCCGAACTTTATCGGGGATCAACGAATCCGGATTTTTATCTACGATCGTAACTAAGTATCGGTTCATACCCAAATAAAGACGATCATTCGAAAAGAAATCTCTTCGGTTTGAACGCCCATAAATGATACAAGGATACTCCAGTTTAACCGTAGCCGGAGGTTGAAAGTAAACACGCGATATCGCCTGGCCTCTTGTCCCGAGAATGTCGATAAATTTATCGTGTAAGACAAGTCTATTACCCGCCATTATAAAGACCCCCAATCTGCAAAACGATTCGAGGTCTATTGATAGCAAGAGACTGAACCTTCCACTTTTGCCCATGCCAAACAATATACTTTATGTACCCAAGATTTGCATAGGCATAATTATCGGCAATAATCGAGATTGAATTATCGAGGTTGAGATTGTCATTAACTCCCTCCGTTGGTTGCCATCTCTCTTGATTGAGAATAACATCTCCTCGATAATTCTTCTCGGTTGCTTGGTCCTCCCAAACGCCAGGCGCCGTTTCGACTTGGGAAACGTAGCCTATCGCGCCTTTGAATTTAGCCATAATAGGCTACCTCCCTTCCATTTTGATTTATAGTGCCCGAAAAATCACTTAAGCGCCAGTCGCCGGAATGGTCTCGAGCTTCCAGAAAGCAATGGCCGAATGCGGCATCGTCAGGGCACCCGAGCAACGAGTTTCAATCAGGTATTTGTACTGGTTGAAGTCGATGTCAAAGTCGTCAAACATGGCGACATTGCCACCCTTATCGGCGCCGAGAGAATAGTCGTTCATGTTAACAGAGATACCGATCAGACGCTTCTGAAGACCAGTCGTCGCCTCGCCCGCAGGAGTGATCACGACAACCTTGTTCTCCATAACCGGAACTTCGACGATCTCGCGGGCACGGATGCCGGCAGCCAGATCGGCTTCGGTATTGTACAGTCTGCGGCCGGTACTGTCCTTCAGGAGCAGCATGTCGCCGTTGATGTCGGGAGTCGTGAAGAAAGAAGGAGTGCCGGAACCCTTATACTGCTTGCGGCCGAGAATGATCTGGTCGATCATCTGAGAAGTGGTCGAAGCTTCCGTGATCTGGATCTCGATGGTGTATACCGAGGAATCGGTCGCGATCGGACGGATTTTGTCTTCCTTGATCTTGTCTTCAGAAGCAGACGACCGGCCATCGCCGACGAGCTGCGCCCGTGCGATTTCCTCTTCGAGCATCAGACGCATCTCAGCACGCAGCCATACCACGACGTCGAAATCGGTGATGTCGATGATGTCATCGCGGTCGAGCTTCTGCTTTTTATACACAGTCTGAGGATCGGTGGTACGCTTCATGAGCGTGATAACCTCGTCGGCTTTTTCGTTACCCTTGATGTAACCCCTCGCACGCGCTTCGTCGGCCGTGATGTCAGCCAGGACAGTTTTGATACGGCTGAAAGGAACATGCTTAGCGGCGCCGAAAACCTTAGACACCCACTCGGTGTCGCGTTTGATAAACGCCGGAGTGCTAGTCGTGGTTCTGGCATCCGGGAAGAGATACTCGATATTGTCGATGCCGTAGGTACCGGTATGCATCAGAACGTCATCACGATGCTCATAGGATTCCAGAGCGTCAGCGAGACTCTCATAACCATGAGCAAGGAAAGCGTTCTTAAGAGTCGACTGAGACTGGCGGGCCTCAGAAAGAATGGTACGCAGCTCGACACGAGTCAGCGCATCATGCTTCAGCTCGCCCCCGCCGGCGGCCGACTGGGACTTGTCGAAAATGTTTTTCTTCATCGTGGATTCTCCTTTTTCATTATTAGAATGTTTGACGGATTTGCCGCCTTTGGCACCCGCGCCACCTTTGTTTTCCTCGTCTTCTTCATCATCTCCCTCTTCGGAAGACTCAAGAGCATATGCCACCATGGCGTGCATGACAGCTTTCTGCTCTTCGGTCATAGTGTCGATTACATCGGCAACTGTTTTCTTTGCCGGTTTAGAAGTCGACTTGCCGTCAGCATGGGAAAGATCCTCTTCGCCACCTTCATCGTCATCATTTTCCGCTTCACTCTCAAAATCGAGAGCATCGTGAGACAGTACGCCGGCGCAGATGATGGCTTCCGTCTCATCAGTTGAGACAGTTCCATCGCCATGCTCAAAGGCGAGATTGTCTATGTAAGCTTCGGGATTGGCGCCCGCGATAACGATTGAAACTTCGCGAATGATGCCATGGACAACATTTTTACCCTTTTCCACCAGGGAATTTGCATAGATACTAAGCGCCGTGATGTCACCGTGCTTAACAAGCGCTTTGGCTGTCTTGCCAGACTCGGTATCATTCAGCGAGCAGTATGCATACACGCCATCTTTGCGATTCTCAAGAACCGCATGCCCGAGGATGTTTTTCGGGTCATTGTGCATGTGCTGGTAAACCAGCGGAACGGTCTTGCCATCGGCATCTTCAAAAGCATTCTGAAGAATGGTGCGACCGTCCGAGCACTTCAGACCGACCTTAGTGGCATAACCACTAAAATCATACTTCTTCTTGCTCTTGGCCATTGTTCTTACCTCCTATATTGTTCTTATAGAACCCATTGTTGTATGTTGGAACCTTTGAGTTAGGCATGTTCCGATTTTCGAGTTTATTTGCATGAGGTTCCTCTGAGGGCTTGCGGCCGACGATTTGCCTTAACTCATTCGGCGTCAAGATCTCATTTCTACTGAACACATCGGCAATATTTGCAATTTCATCAGCCGGGATCAACCTAAATACATCGCGGAAGCCCATGATTGTTTGCCCCTGAGCTCTTGCTGTTTTTGTCAAGAACTTGCGGAGCAATTCCTCAACAATGGCTGTCACAATGGGTTCGATTGCCCGGTCATAATAGTTGCGCAAAGCCTGTTCAGTTGCTTTACCATTGAAAATATCTTCAGTAAACCCAATCTGATTGTAAAACTGTTGCGTCAGATACTGAATTTGTGTGAGAAGATTGTTTTCAACCGGTCTATTCAACTGAGTGATGTGTTCTGTGGAATCAGTATAAGCGACACCATATTTGCTTCCTTTAAGTTGCCGCTCAATACCTTTTATACGCTCTTCGGCCTGGAGTTGTCGAGCCTCAGACCGAACCGTATACGGAAGTTGAATAATGAGATCGAGTTTACCCGAACTTGACGCATCATCGACAGTATCCAAAAGATTTAACTTTCGGATAAGGCGCTTAAGCGTTGAGTTCGGCTCGTTCATTATTGCATAAAGAGGGTTTTCGATGATGGCAACCATATTTTTGGGCATCACAATGCGCTCTTTTCGCCCCGTACGATCGTTGTAAACTTCGACCCGAACAAAGCTCGGATACCAATCTACAATTTTACCAGTACGAAGCTGAAAAATATTATAAGAGCCGGTCAATGTTGGACTTATACTGGTTTCCACAGGAACAACAGCAACAGATCCTTCATCAAACATGCTCATGACAATATCCTGGATAAGAGCACGACCAGTTTGGTCTTTATTTGCCTCAACGCGAAGACACTGGTTCAACGAGTCGTCGATTGTTTCTAAATACTGGTTGTTTTCATCGATACGAACATGCTCAATGTTGAAACTTGCAACGTCCAGTGCAATTCGGTTTGTAACGGTTGTTAACAGAGATCGCTCATTGCCGGGCGATAACCGAACGCGAGCAGGATTTTGAGTTGAGTTAAACAAACCCAAATCCTGATGGACATAAAACTCAGATTCTGTTTCATTACGTCCCTGAAAAGCGTTCCAAGCATGAGCAAGTCTTTGCCCGATAGTGCTCAATGTTAGTCACCGCCTCTCATGAGATTTTCTTGCTTGTAAGCAACCTTGCCGGTCTTAAATACTCCACGCTGGAGTTGATTAAGATCGTATCCGGCATCTGCTACAGCAGTATGGACCCCGATTTCCCCTCGTTTTGCAACAAAGCGTAAAACCCGGCCAGAAGGTGCCTGAACATCAGGAATTTTAGCATTCATAAGTTGAGCGAGTTTATTGTTGTATTGAAGAATCGTACTTGACGAAAGCTTACCTCTTGACGTATAAGACATATCGAGTTGAGTACGTATAAACTCATTCATATCTTTTGAAACAAGTTTTTGAACCTTCTTTTTGACTTTCTCGCCTTTAGTTGAAGCCCACTTATTGTCCTTCTCGTCAAGACGAGCCTGCCCTCGAGGCGTTAAAGATCCATCTTCGTTTTGGAATCGACGAATCCCCCATTTCTGGCCCAAAATTCCATGATGTTGAAGGACTGTTTGATTCATAATAAAGCCCTCCTATATGGGATTTTGTTAATATTAATATGCAACACCAAGAGAAACACGGCGCCAATTTTTACCTGCCGTCGTATTTCCAGAAGGACAAAAATACATATAAGAAGTATCTGCCATGAATTTCATCCCGGAAGCAAGCGTCCCATTAATACCCCCAACTAATACGTCAACCGGATTGGTTCCGTCATTAAACGTAGCATTTGCCATATCCTCAGAAACGCCGATAGTATTTCCAATTATACCAGCAATGTCAGCAGTCAGGACAACATTTGTGCCTGTACCAGCAGAAGCAGTAACTGGAGAATTAGAATTATTATTGATGGCTGCGATAACAACAAGCGCAGTATTAGCGGCAGTACAATCCGTTCCAGAACCGAGAGTAGCAGCAGCAAATACATTAGTTGCCGCCGTAAATGTTTCTGTTGTAGGAATTATATTTCCAAGAGTTCCGCCGATAAAAGCGGTGATAATCGAAGCATTATCTGCAAAAGCAGCGGCGGTGGCTGAAGCATTTGCAATATTACATCCATCTGTTCCATTGATTGCAGCAACGATAGCCGCTTGCGCACCGGCCAAATCTGCGCCAATTGAGACTTCTCCGTCGGCGTTTGCCGTTCCAACAGGAACAAAGATGTATGTTTTTGCTCCGATGGTAAATGTATCCCCGCTTACAGGCTGCGTATCCACCGTAAGAGTTCCAAACGCCTTAACTGTTTTGCTGGTAATGTCAATTCCGATATTTGCCGCTGCCGTTTTTGATTGTGCTGCATCTGCGAGAAATTCATATGTATCATCACCGACAGTAAATGTTTCACCATCAATGCATACACCCGTGATGCCAAAAATGGCGCTTGCATTAACCGCATTAACCGGTGTACCTGTCTCACACGAAGCACCGATAATATTAGCTAATATGTCTCCAAGTTTAACATCAGCATCGCGTATTTTAGACATACTGTTTAAAACACGCAGTTCTGCTGCAGATAAAGGGTTCATGATAAGATCCTCCTATTCTTATTTTTTCTCTTTTAGATTGAAGGCTGTCTCAGCAAAAGATGGAGAAAGCTCCTTAACAAGAAGTTTGGCACTTCCAAGGAAAACACCCTTGCTGAACTCTGTAAGGGCCTGACCGCCAGCATCTTTAAGCGCCTTTTTGACAAAAGACTCACTTTTCTGAACTTTTTCCGTTGTCAAATTCTTATAAGTGGCCTCGAGTTGAAGCCGTTCATTGAGTTTACGAAGTTCCTCATTGGAAAGACCTTCCGGAGACTTGGCCTTATTCTCACGACTTTTGATATGATCTTCAGATTTGACAACCTCGCGATCAGCATCGCGTTTTTTTCCGGCAGGCGTTCGAGTGCCATCCGTTTTCTGGAATCGCCGAACACCCCACTTTTGGCCTAAGATGCCGTAATGATACAACTGATCAACAGGCGTCTTTGTATCGATTTTGGCTGGGTTTTCATACGTGTCTTTTTCACCGGCTGATCGGCGTAAAGAACGAATAAGCTCTTCGGCATCTCGCTCATCGCGAAGACGAGTGATCAATTTTCTGAGTTCATCTGTTGAAAGATCAGAAATTGCCTTGCTCTTATCCACCTCGATCGGAACGGTCGGTGTAATTGATGCATAATCCGACTCATAGTAATAATGAGCGAGATCATTTAGTTTAACAACTCTATTTGCCATTCGCAATACCTCCTTTCTTCATGGTTGCTTGAAATAGTTATTCAAATTCATCCTTGTTCAGCTTATAGGAGATATAAGCATTGAGCAATGCAGAAACAGAGTCGATTTTTTCCTCACGATGTTTCTTAAGAAGTTTTCGGTTGCCATTCGTATCCTCAATGGTAACACAGTTACCCATTGTAAAGCGGAATAACTCTTGGTCAAACACAAGGAGACGTTCTTCAGAAATTTTCTTCAATTCACCGAGAGGAACCGATTCGGTTTTTGCACCTTGAATGACTTTTTCAATTGCATTGGGGCCATTTTCTTTTTGCCAGCGTGCAATGAATTCTTGCGCGTTGTACGGGTCGAAGCCGACACTACGAACATCATAGTTTTTGTCGACAATGTACTTATCCAGGTCATCATAGACCGACATCATATCAAGCACGGCGCCATCGAGAACCATAAGCGATCCTTCATTGATGAAATCGTCATACTTAATACGAAGTGCGCCTGGCAACTTTAATAATGTTAAACTCGAAATGTAGCAGCGAGTCTTAACGCCAAAAGCACCGCGGCCAACCGGGAAGAGAAAGGTAAATGCGCAGAAGTCATCACCTTGTGAAAGGTCAATACCAAGAGCACAAGTACATTTCCAGAATGACTGCCGTCGATGAAGTTCAGTCTCCTCATATGTAAAGAAATAAGTATAGCCTTCCATCGGAATACCGAAACGTTTGGCTAATATGTCATTTCTTGTAGCGGGTGCTTGTTCAGCACGTTCTACATCACGTTGATATGTTTCATACGAAACGGTTTTACCAAGATTTGGGTTTGCTTTTACCCACATGTCGGGGTTGGCCACCTCCTCGGCAGTATCAAGTCGGTAATACCAAATAGAAACATGATCAGCTTGATACTCATTTCGGAGAATATCCATAAGTTCCATCTTAATTGTATCACCAGAACTATTACGGACAGTTCCTTCCGAACTGATTGCAACGATCAGGTAGTCATCCATTTTGGATGCGCCCTGTTCTATTGCGCCAACAACATCTTCTCTGATGTCGCCAGAAAGCCATTCATCGATGGTTGAAATTTTAGGCCGAAGACCTTGAAGTTTGTCAATGGTCATAGGCCGAACTTCCAATAAAGATCCTGTCAAGAAGTTCTCAATACCTTTTTTGGTTGGAGAAAGCTTCTGACGATTTGCTCTGGAACCAGTGGTATTTTGAATCGACCCTTCTGTTAGGAATCGGAACAATGGTCCTCGTGATCTTGTGATAGCAGTACGAATTGGTGACATTACTTCGTCGGCTTGCTTCATTGTTGGGGCGGTTGTAATCTGGTGTGTAGTGCTAGTATCAACATTCAAGAAGTAGTTTTGAATACAACTTGCATACATTGATTTAGCAGCACCACGAGCAACAATCAAGTATTGTTTGTTTGTCAAACGTTTCTTGATTAATCGACGTTCATACTGACCAGCTTTAGCACCTATACCGGGAACGAATACAGAACGTTCCTCAAAGTAATACCATCCAAAAATGTCTTCAGCCCAGAGTTTAAATGAATCCAAAAGATGTAAATCGGAACCATCAGTTAAAGTTAACTCTGATTCGCAGAAAAGAATAAACCCTTCAACTGCATCTTCATCGTAATAGTATTTCGGATTACGAATCCTATCATCGATTCGATTCATTTGCATGGAGATTTCATTGTTAACAGGAATCTCGCCTCTCAACACGGCGTCCCGGAATTGCCCATAGTACCGCGGAGTGGCCGTGTTTGATAAGCGCATTGACTTACCTCCTCGGTTGAATCAATTTCCTTTAATCATATTCATCTTCCAGAGTAGGTTCCTCTGCGACGATGTGAGTTCCGGGTTTATGCCATGCTTCGATCCGCCAATCGCATTCTTTGATCTGACGTTCAATGGCCGTAACCAAGAAGGAATTTTGAGGAGGGTCAAAAATAAGTTTGACTCGAAGATGAACATCATTAAATACCAGATCCAAATCTGTTCGCCCCTGGAGAAATTCCGTCCAGGTCTGATCCTTACTTGTAATCGAATAACCTGCTAGTGGGCCGACTCCAAGTTCAGTCATGACCATTAAAGCGCCATTGATATGCATGATAAGTTCTTTATCAAAACTTGTATCAGCACTTTCAATACCATGCATAGCTTTGACCGAGTCAAGTATACTCTCAACTACCATAATTTGGTATCCCCCCTTCTTCTTTCAATTGGTAATCGCGTAAAATTTCTGGCAGTGCCGAAATGAATTGCATTATGAGTAGCAAGTGAAGTACAGATCAGAAACTCTGGTTCAAGAATTGCAGGATCTCCTTCTTCAAGATCTCTGAGAGTCATTGGGTTTATATGATGAATCCGAATTGCGTCAAAGATGTCATAACCTTTAACCGCTAAATCGCAAGCACCATCTCGAATAATAATTTTATCTCGAACAGAACGCCAAGGACCAGAGTTGTAGAACTCTTGATTGAGGAATCGATCAAAGCCGAACGTTATGATACCTACTGATCCATGAAGCGCTAGGTAATTAAACCTCTCTTCAAAAGTTCGTAAGGATCTAAGTTCTGAATAAGTTCTAATCCTCATTGCTACTCCGATCCGGATCATCGCCAGAGTAACGTTTCATAGCAGAGATAGCATCGGCATAAAGTTCATCGACTCGCCGAGCAGCTCTAATGGATTCTGTCTTGGCAGTGATGAGTTCTTTCTGCTTTTCAAGGATGTCTCGTTCTGTTCTTGCGGTGAGACTTCCCAGCTTTGCAAAGTATACGATTTCCTGTGCACTTGCGGTACCATTGCGTAATCGTTTCTCTGCTAACTGCATTGCCAAGGAAGCCATTTGGTTCTCACTACCTTCTGGCGTAGTTGCAGGAGCAGGCTTTCGTGGTACTTCTTGATCGAGCCGAGGGTATTTAGCCATAGTTTTACCTCCTTTGCTATGAGATCAAGGGCACTTTAGGAGGTCTTTTCCTACTGGAAAAATGCCGTGATACCCCAAAAAGTACCCCCGGGGAAAATATAAAG